CTTGATCCCAACGGTAAACGTGCTGCCATCCTGGACCGAGGGCCCAATGTCGCACAACTCGATCAATGTGCTGTCGGCATAATCGAGCAGAACGCATTCGCGCGGGTGGTTGCCCGCCGGCTGGATCGCCAGCGAGGATAGCGTGCAATAGGAAACCTTTGTGCCCAGCTTGGTGACTTTGCCCGCCGTATCGGGATCGCCCTGGATGGATTGGCCCAGCACGATCCGCGCAGCGTTATTGCCGCGCAGCTTGCCATAGCCGCCGCCCACGCCTTCGATCCGCACATTGTTCTGCAGGATCACGAGGTCGGTGGAAAAGGTGAAAGAGCCGGTCGTGGTCGGTATCTGCAGTGTCCGTCCACGCTTGGCATTGAGCCAGGCAATGGCGGCCTGCATGGCGGCGGTATCGTCCGTGCTGCTATTCCCCACCGCGCCGAACCAGCGCACATCGGCAATGGCATCGGATGCGCCGCCGCGGACCCAGGCTCCGCTCGCACCGCTGCGATCAGTGCTGGGCGGTACATAGAACGCCTGAGCCGGGTCGGCGGCCACGGCTGTCGCCAGGTTGGCTGTGGAGAAATAGAAATAGCCCTGGCGGCCGCTTTCCAGCAGATAGGCCATGATCGACCGATTGCTGCGCGTGGCGAGCGCCGCGCGGTCGGGGCAGGGCACGATCACATCGTTGAGCGTGCCGCCACCGGGCATCCCTACCAGAGTTGCGCCCTTGTTGGCATCGGTGCTGGAAATATCGGCGCGCAACAGCGCATCGCCATTGACTGCGTCGGCCAGAACGGCAGTTCCGTCGATCGGCGAAAAGGCAAAGAACTTGCCCTTGCGCTTGGCCGCTGCCGGCAAAGTGCCGGCGTTTTCCCCCAGCGGAATGCGCATGCACCGCTTGAGATCGCGTGACAGCGCCTGGTCGCGCAAGGCAGCGCGGTCGTTGGCCAGGTTCACCGGCGCAGCCAGCCAGGCCGATCCGTTTTCAAATGCCGTGGTCTGGGTGAAATCGGGATCGAGCCACACGACCAGGTTGCCGGGGCCAGGCGCCACGGCAAACGTCACCGTGCCGCCGCCGCCCTCGTAAAGCTCCACGGTATAGCCTTCGGTGACCGGCTGGTCGTCGATCAGCACGGCCACATCGCCGGTGCCTTGCGCGGTGAACGTAAAGGGAAACGAAAGCGTGACGCCGTTGGCGCTGAATGGCCCGTCATAGGCGTTGGAGGTTGAAACGGCCATGAAGTGGGTGTCCCTGCTGGGCGCGCGCAGCCACACCGCCCGAAACGGGCAGAGGCGCAACGCAAGAGGAATGGAAGCGAAAGAGGCTGGGTGATCAGCCGATACGGGCGCGTACGGAACCGTATTGGCGGGCGCCCGAAAGCACGGACTGCCCCATGTCGACCAACCCGCTGAGCAGGGCCGTCTGGCGCTGCGCCGATGCGGCACTGGCCCGTCCCATGGCAAAGGCGGCGCCGGCATCGGCCCGGCGCACCGCGCGCGCACCCTGCGTGGCGATGTCGGTCACGCGCGTCTCGCCAGCCAGGCGGGCGCTGTCCACCGCATCGGCGGCGGTGCCGAAATCGACGCCGACGCCACCTGCCGCGGCAGCCACGCGCTGGCGGCCTTCCTCGGCCGCCAGTTGGCGATACTGGTCCTGGACAGCGCGCGTGGTTTCATCCTGCGCATCGCGCGCCGCGCTGCGCTCTAGCTCGGCCTGGCGCAGCGCCGCGTCGCGCTGGTATTGCGCCTGGTGCATGGCACTGATCGTGTTGATGCCTTGGCCGGCCACGGCAAGGCTGGCGGCAATGATCGGAAGGGCGGGGCCGCACATCAGGCATTCTCCTGTTGCAGGGTAGAAAGGGCGGGGCGCCGATGGGCGAAACGGCGAAAGGCCAGGTCGCCCACGATCACGGTGTCGTAGTCCACTGCAAAACCCCATCGTTCGAGCAGGCGGATCGCTCGTGTGTTGCCGGCAGACACTAGATTGGCCAGCACGGCGCTTGAATCGTGCATTGTCGCCAATATCGGCGGGCCAAGGCGCAGCAGCGCGCGCGCGTGGCGCCACACTTCCTCGGTGCCGAGAAACCATGGCACGCCGCGCCCGCCCAGTGCCGATTCCACCACCACGCCGAACATGGCGTGGGGCCGGCCTGTCACCAGCGCCGTCCAGCAGCGGCTCGACGCCAGCAGGCCGTGGCGCAGTGCGGCCTTGGGCTCGCGGCCCATGGCACGGCATTCGGCCTGGTCGATCGCGCGCATGTGCCGGGCGAGAAATCCGATGTGGCGCCTATGCGCGGGGACGATATCGATCCCGAAGTGGACAGGCGCACTCATCCGCCCAGCACCGGATCGATCGCCACGCCCAGCAGCGTGAAAGGCAGCGGCGCGGTTTGCCGGATCCAGATGGCACAGTCGTCGCGCGCCCGGTTGTCGAGGTTGACGAGGAACTCGCCGTCCATCAGCGCATCGGGCGCGTTCCAGGCTTCATCCTTGCGCGATTTCACCGGGAACAGGTGATCGCCATCGATCCCGGCCTCGATCTGGCGGGTATTGGCCAGCGTCAGGACGGCCTCGCCTGCCTGGCAGATCCGGCCCACACTGCTGCCCGCTGCGGTATTGAGGCGCAAGGGCAGCGTTTCTACATCCACCTGATAGGGGATGCCGAACGTCACCTGGCGCGCCCCGCCCATGCCCGCTGGCAAGGCCACGGTGCCATTGGTCACCTGAAGGCCGGCAATTGCCACGCCATCGACCAGACCGGCAATGTCAGTGCGTCCTTCCAGATGCCACAGCCCGGTGAAGCTGGTGCGCGGTTCATCGAACCGGCCCTTGACGGCACAATCAAGGTAACAGGCCTCGCGCACGTCGGTCCACGAATGGCTGGCCATCCGTTCCACGAACCGGCGGGTGACGCCTGCGATCACGCGTTCCACCACCATGTACACCCGGTCTTCGCCGTCCTCGGCGATGGCGCATACCGAAAGCACCTTGCCGTCCGTCTCGCACAGGGTCCAGCCCCACACGTTCTGTTCCTGCTCCCAGGTAAAGCAGGCGAGCTTGCCATCCTCGCGCGCCGCCCAGACCACGCTGCGCGGTTCCTGGGCATAGCACCACGAAACGATGCCCATGCCATCGAAGAAATGGGGCGAGAAAATCGAGACGTCGTTGGATTTGAGGCCGTCGATGGTGAAATCGTAGCCGATCGTGCGCACCGTGCGGCCCACGCTGGGCTGATAGAACACCACGTTGTCAATCACCAGCGGCGGCAGGCGCGACGATCCGCGCCCGATCTGGCGGCGCGTGGCCGGCGCGCGCGTTGCGTCGAGCACGCCGCCCGATCCATCGCCGTCGATGTGAAACACGCTGTCCGATGTCAGGGCCAGCAGGCTTGTCGTGGTAACCAGCTGGTTCACCGAATTGACTCGCCCCGCCACGATGGTGAACGCCATCGAATCATCCGCCCTCAGCGGCCGCGATCGGTCCATGTTTTCCAGCTGGCCACTGCGTGTCGTCCAGATGCCGTGCGGCACGTTGCGCGTGCGCGCCCAGATCGCCCGCTGCTCGAACAGCGTGACGGTGGATGGATAGTCGTTCGCCCCGGCAAAGGGATTGGCCGCTTGGGGCGGCGCACGATCCAGTCCCGGCGCGATGTTGTCGTCACGAAAGGTCGTGCTCTGCGTCGTTCCGATATAGCCGAAGAACTGCGAATTGTCGGCCTTGTAGACGTTGTACCGCGTTGCCCCGGCCACTGCGGCCCAATTGATCGTGTTGAAATTGCGCTTGAGCGACAAGTCGTTGGTGGCAGTAGACGCGGTGCTGGCACGGCTTTCCATGCCGGTGTCGTCGTTCACCGCCGTCACGCAATAGCTTGCCGGTTGCGGGAAATAGGCCGCGTTGCCGTTGCTGCTGTCGGTGTTGTCCACCGTGGCCCAGGCATAGCAACCCACCGGCGATGCCACCGTGGGGGCAAAGGCTACCGGGGCAAACGTCCAATTGGTGTGCCCGGCGCGCACCAGCTTGGCCGGCGCGTGGTCGATGTGGGCCAGATACATCGTATCGGCCGTCTGTTCGAAATCGAGTTCGGCCAGTTCCACCCCGTTGTAGGGCGAACCGGTCGTGTAGATGCGTGCGCCGCCCATCAGTACCAGGCCCTTCCACCGAATTGGCCCGCGCCGCCGTAGTAAATGGCCGGGCGGATCGGGGCCGGATTGACAGGGGGCACCACCGGCGCCGTTGGTGCCACAGGCGGTGCGCTGCGCGTCGTGCCGCCGGTGCAGCCGGAAAAGGCTGCCACGGCGCGGGTATCGGCATCGATCCGGAAATGGCCGGCGTCGGGCACGGCCGTCACGGTCCAGGCACGGCCGTTGAGCAGCGTGCCCATCGCGCCGGCGCAACCCGTGACATAGAAACGGTCACCCACGGCAAAGCCGTGAAAGGCCACTTCGACCAAGGCCTGTGCCTCGTTGCTGAGCGCGGTGATCGCCAGTTCCTCTTCCAGGATGCGGCCGCCGTTCGCACAGGGGCTCATATAGCCCTGGCCCATTTCCAGGGCATAGGTCTGGCTCAGCGAAAACTGGAATGGCACCAGCCGTACCGGCTGCGTCGGGTCCAGCACTTCGGCGACCAGTTCGGTGCCGGGGCGCTTGGCGATGCCGCCGTACTTCA